GCTTTTGCTGCAGCAATTTTTGATCTAGCATTAATTAAATCAACAACGCCTTCTTTATATCGTTGATTAGCATCATTAAATGCTTGAAGTCCTTTGCCAGCTCCTTCTCCTACCGCTCCAGCTAATGTAGGGCTTTCAGAAGCTAATATTCCTAATCCAGCTTGTGCAATAGCCATCCACTTATCTGTTTGTCTTTCTTTTTCATTAGCTTTTTGTAATTCTATAATATCATTTTCAATGCTAGATGTTCCAGATGGAACAGTATTGCTAGGTTGAATTGCGTAGTTTTTACCTTTAGAAGTTTGTTCCTCGTTTGTTTTACCATCATCAATTTTTCCTGAGTCTATCTGTTCTTCATCATCTCCTGCAAAAATATTATAGAATTGATCTGTTACTCCTTTTGCTCCACTGTAAAGCCCTCCAGCAAGATCTCCGGGTACATCTACTAATGAATTAAACCCTCTTGCTGAACTCTTTATAGAATCTTCAATAAAATTATCATCTTTATTTGGAGAAAGATCACCTTGAATTCTTGGGCTTATAAAATCTAGAGCAGCATTGCCTGTATCATACATAGCACCCGGAATACCTTTAATATATTCTAAAAAATCATCTCCATAACTTGACTCTTCTTCTCCGTCAGGCAATCCATTAGCCGCTCTTACAACACCGCCATCTGCCATAGTGCGCATTTCAGCACCACCTCTAAAAGGCATAATTGCATTCATGTTGCCTTCCCCAGTAAAACCTACATCATTTCTTAGTACAGCAGGTCTGGGCAATCCCTTGCCACCTAGTCCACCCATACTGTCTGGTATTCTAGGACCTCTTGTATCTTGCGGAGCAAATTGTGACGGGCCTCTATGCATAGGTTGTTGATATATAGATGGATGAATATTCATATTACCTTGACCTAATTGAACTCCAAACTTTTGTTCAGCTTCATTTTGAACGCCATCTAAATAAGGATCAATGTCTTGGCCCATACCATTTTTTATCTCTTGTCCAAACTGAGCTAACCCTCCTGTAGCCATCTTTATAGGGGCACTTGTTCCAACCCCTTCTGATACTGCACTTTGTGGAGCCATAGCTTCTGGCATACCCATCATTTGGTCTTGAGGGACACCTGCTGCAGCTACAGCTTCTTCTGCTACTGTAGGCTGGTTTTCAGCTTGTCTTGCTTCAAAGTCTCCTTTAACACGCTTTCTTCTATTAAGCTCAGATAACACAAGAAACTGTGGAGCGTTTCCAGTAGGCTGTTGCATTTCTTTAACTAATTGATCTTCAGAAAAGTTTTTAAGACTATCTTGAACTTTTATTATATTCATCATTAGCCTGTTATCCCTTTATATAAACCAAGACCAGCTATCCCTGTTCCTAGTAAATCTTGGAACGGATCTCTATTTTGTAACTTGGTTGTTTCTGTAGAAGGAGAAACTGGTACTCCACGCAATATAGAAGATAAGAATGTAAGGTCTTCTCTAGGCTTGTCTCTTTGTCTTATAAAGTCTTCATAAGATAAATCTAATCCAGCTTGCTCTCTTGCATATCTATCTTTTGCTATTTTCTCAAGCATTTGAGCTGACTCTATATCTCCTGCTCTTGCTTTTTGACCTAGTTCAGCCATTTGAGCTGACTGACCTGTTAAGGCGCCTGCTCCAGCCATGCCCATTTTCTCTGCTTCCATTTGAGAAGTTCTATCTGCACCAAATTGTTGTTGAGCAGATTCAAATGCTTTTTGTTGTCCTTCAGCTTGTATTCTTTGCATGTCTCTTTGAAGTGCTTCGTTAGCAATTCCTTGTTGAACTGCGCCTCTGCTTCCACCAAAAGCTCCAGAATTGACAGCCGTAGCATCTCTTCCAGCCTGACCTCTTTGAAAGTCCATCATTGCTTGATCTTTTTGTACATTTAATACATTTTGCAAATAAGGAGACATGTATTTTTGAGCTTGGCCTGAATCAAAATCTTGGGATTTATATCCCATTCCTTGCAATGTCCTATTCATTGCAGCAGCAGTGCCCCCTTGAGCAGTGTCCATTCCAGCTATACCAGAACCAGCTACATTCCTAGCCATTTCCCTAGATGCTAATGTATCTGAATTCTCATCAGCTAATCTTTGACCTTCAAAAGGAGTGTATTCACGTTTAGATTCAGACTCAGCCCTCTTCATCATATCAATAGCATATGGTTCAAAATATTTAGGTAAATTACTTTGAACTATATTTTGCTCTGTTTGTTGAGGTGGTCCTTTTGCTCCCTTACCCATTATTTATCTCCATTTTGTAAGCAATATAATCAGGTTTCCAGTTATATTTTTTAAGCACTCTCATCCAAGCTTTTCTTCCATAGCCTTCTAAGTAAGTGCAATCACATTCTTTAGCAAATTCAGTTAATTTATCCATAGCCATAGGCATCCATTCTGACATTCTGTTACCACCTATCCAATCCATAGATAGTGATCTCTTGTTTGGGTATTGTATTATTCTAGTTGTAATTCCTGCCACTACTTTATTACCTTCTAATGTATCGTCTATTATTAACCACAAACTATAAACACCTCTATTTATATCATAATAAATATCATCAATATGATATTTACCATCACTCGTCTCTACTGCTTTTGCAAGCATTGTTGAGACATCCTGCCAAACAATATCTAATGCATCTTTAGGTATTGCTGTAAAGATCATACAGGAAGCATCATCTCGTCAGGTATTGCAGGTGGTTGCATCATTCCACCAGTTCTCATTTGTCTAACTCTATCCATCATTTCTTCTAACTTGTTTGAGCCTGCATCACTGGACCCATTACCAATACCACTAACAACATCAGCAGGAACAACGAATTCTCCATCACTTAACAAAACATCTTGCTCTTGTCCTAAAGAAGCTGGCACCATATCTGACATACCATCTCCAGCGCCTTCTATCTTTCCTTCTGCTGGACTTGGTTCATTAGGTATATCTCCACTTTGAACTTTTTGAACTAAGTCTTGTAAAGCTTCTTGACCAAATTGAGCTACAAACTTTCCAAGAATTAACTGTTGTTGTTCTGGGTTTTGTACTTCACCTTGTATAACATCTATAGCACCACTAATAAGTTCCTTATCATTCATGCCACCTTCTTGAGCACCTCCATCCATAGCTCCAAGACCCATTTCCATTGCCATTGGATCTTCTAGCTCTCCACCTTCAGCATAGTTTTTAGCTATATTGTAATTAAACTCACCTTCTTTGCCCCCATCATAACCATATTCAGGAAAAATAGATGTGTTTTTAATTGGCATTCCTCTTGGATATACTTTTTCTTCTTCTTCTTTTGCTTTTTGTTCTGGAGTATACATAGAAGCACCTAATCCAGCTCCCATTCCTACAGGACTTTTTAATGCACTCATAACGTTAAAGTCAGGGTTTATATCAAACATTCCTCCTGCTTGTGGAGGGGCTATAGGCATTGGCGATTGACCCATTGCTCCAGATCCAAACTTTGTTGCATTAATCCCACCAAAATCCATTCCAGCATTTGCTGTGGTTGCTACTCCGTCTATACCAGAAAATGCATTTGGATTTGCTGGATTTACACCTCCTGCAGCAGTTCCTGCCCCAGCTGCGTCTCCAAAACCGCTACCTATACCAGCTCCTATGCCACCCATAGCTGCTGACTTCAAAGCATCTTCTGCAGAACCTCCTTGCATAAGAGACCCTACTCCAGATCCTATAGCAGCTGCCATCCAAGGGGCCATTCCTGTAAGTAGTGAAGGAGCTAATGCTCCGAAGATCATTGGTAACATTTTATTCTCCTACTGCTTTCATTCTTTGGACTAATCTTTCAGCCCTATTAGGCACTTGTTTGTACCATTTTGAATCGGTCATCTCTAATGATGCTTTTTCCCACATACCTTTATTTACAGCTAATTTTAGTTTACTAAACTTTGACAGTCTTGTGTACCCTAAATTATACATCATATTACATAATATTAATTTTACCTCTTCTGGTAAACTAAAAAAATCTTTATATAACCTTTCGCAATCTTCTATTGTTCCGATTATATCCTCATTAAAACAAGTGTTAATACGCTTTCTAGTTACTGGTGTTCCAACTGCCATACCGTATTCTGGGTCAGCCTTTTTTACTAAGTGCCCAATTCCAAAAGTTGGTAAAGAAAGATGATCAAGGTATATTTCTTCAATGTTACCTTCATCTATTTCTATTTCTTCTCTAAGTTTATTAATATCCATCTTTACCTCTATTTTTTCTTACTGATTTAACATGTTTAGTGTAAAAGTATCTTTCTATTATGCCAAAATAAATAGAAAGCTTTAAGTATATCCACATCATTTTTTAATCCTTTTTGTTTTTATGACAATCACAATTGCATTCTTTTTTTTCACACTCATAAGCTTTGCAAGTTTCACACATTATTTAGTTAATCCTTTGTACTTTTCAAAACTTCTAAGTCCACCCAATCCGAGCATTCCCATCAAAACCGTCATAAGGCTACCCATGTCAAATGTTGGCAGTTCTGGTATAACAACATTTAAATAAGCACATATAAATATAGTAACAGGAGCTAAAACAAAATGCCAGCAGAGAGCAATTCCGCATGTCCAACCGATAAAGGGGCGCCACCCGCTTACAAAGATGGATTTGTGCTGTGCTTCTGCTTTGTTTATTTCTATTTGACCTTTTGCAAGCTCTGCGGCATGATTTTCTGCCATTGTTGCCACCTCATGTGCCAACTTGTTCTTCATGTCCTTATCTTCTATGAACTTTCCAAGAAGATTAGAAACTGGCCCTATTAAAGCTGTAAGCATTTAAGTTCCTTTTTTCTTTGTTTTCTTTATATCTTTAAAATGAAAAAGCTTTTTACTACTAGCTGTATGAGTTGCGCCAGTATGCAAAGCTCCATCTTTCATCTTGTGAGTCTTGCCTTTAAACTCAGTTCCATTTTTTAAATAATGTTTTACACCCTTCATTAGTACACCTTCACTTTCTTTGGATCTACTGTTGGTACTAGTTTACACATACACTGATAAAGCTCTTCTTTTTCATCTTTTTTAATAACCTGATTGTGTAATCTTTTTTTATAAGACATACAATCATTTACATCTTTAAAATATATACTTCCTTCTACTTGCAATCCCAAGTAACATATCAACATAAATGCTGTCATTTACAAAGAACTTTGTGGTGTTCTATGTATTGCAAGCTCTTGTATGCTGGCTACAACATGCAATCTATTTGCAGTTGCTGCTGTTACCTTTATAATCTCTCCGCTTTGTAAAACCAAATTATTAGTTAATAACTCAACAGTAGTATTTGCAGCTACGGCTTTAACTTTAAATAAACTAAATACTGCATTAGCCGTATCCGTAATCGTTACTGTTATTGTATCAGCATTTCCAGAATCTTCCGATACTAATATAGAACTTACAACAGATGTATTAAAGTCAGCTGCGCTAGGCGCTGTATAAAGAACAGTTGCACTTGTTGCAGTTAGGTCTAACTTAGCATTTGTTATACCTACAACATATTGTGGGATTGTTGTTATAAACATTATCGTTGTCCGTCTTCAATAACGTTAGCTTGAGGAGTTCCTAATTTAAATTTAGTTCCTAAAGCACTAGACTCTACACGCAATGCAAAGGTTCTGCCTCTAATTCTAAAGTCTAATTTTTCTGTATATGTTTCTACTGGGCTTGTAGCCGATCTTGTAGTTGTTCCTGATGTTGTCTGAGTAATACCTGATCCAGAAAATGTTTGAGCTTTTAAAGTAAAATCTACACTTGGATTTATCGAAGTTGATCCATTAAAATTTATATCTGGAACAATCCTGCTGACAAATGAAAACTTGTCTTCTTTGCTAAATCCCATTGGCGCTGACTCAACATACGATGTCATA